TCGGTTTCATCTTCGCTTAAATCAAGGTGAGGTTTTAAAAGAAATGGCATGCGAAAACCAATGATGTTTGAACTGCTATGCTGTATGCGCTCAAGGCGCTGCACATCGGCTACCTTAAACATATTGTGAACAACGCTGCTGGGTAGTTTATCATCTTTGCGCAAGCGTGCCATCACAGACCGTAATACTGCGCGGCTATTATCCAATGCTTTGCGCATGTTGGCATACCTACCTTTTTCATTAAACTCATAAAATACGGTAACACCGCAATCAAAATAGTCTTGATAATTTTCAGAGCCTTCATCTACTGGCGTAATATCTGGAATATCAAGCACCATGCAAGGGTATTTTACATTGTCTTTTTTCTCCACAAACTCTTCATCGTCCATAAACGAAGGTTTAGCACCATCATCAATATGGTTAATGGCTTTTAATTCTCGGCTAAATGATTCGAAATAATCATACAAAGCAGATATGGTAAGTGTTGGCATGGTTAAGCTGGTATTTGTTGTTTTCGGTTTTGCTCTTCGGCATTGCGCAATTCTTGGTTTAGCGAAAGCAGAAATACATGTGCAAGCACGTTTTTTGTTTGATCGTAAGTGCCAAACTTGGCTCCGCTGGTTGCCAATATGATTGGTCCAAAACCTTGCGGTTGTCCTGGTGCTGGTTTCTTGCCATCGCGTTTAAATACATACGGATATCTAAGCTCAAGCGCAGCGCGGTTGCTTTTATACCACATGAAAATGTAATACTTAAGCCCAACCGGTAAATTCTTTAGCTTCTTAGCGCGGCCAATCACGGTAAACTCATCAAATGGCTCGCGTTTATCAGCAGTATTTTTTACGGCTTTCTTACTTGCTTTGCGATACATCACTGCAATCAATGCATCTATGTAATCATCATTGGCATCTACCTGCGCTTTCATAAAGAAGTTATCTGCATAGCGCAGTTCATCAATGGTCATGTTGGCAAAGTTGGTATCAGGACCATGGTATACATCGCCCAAATAAGCTGGCCATCTAAACTGATGCAAGTGCTGCTTAGTAAGTAGCAACTTACGTTGAATAGCATCTACCTTGTCCTGGTAATCGTCAGGATGCATGCGATGGTTTAGCTGCAGATATGCATCTGTCATTCGATAATCTGCAAACACTACATCTGCCAATAGCATGAGCGTGGCAAGCTCAGTTGGCTCAGTATGTTTTCTGATGCGCTGCCATCGGTATTGATTCACACCCAGTAAGTATGGCATGAGGCGCACGCGCACATCTGCTTTTCTTGCTTCAAGCAAGGTTTCATTCTTAATGGTAGCATGCAAGCGCATAAACTCAACCACGGCACGGCTACAAACAATGGCTTGCAGCTTGGTCATTTCATTCCAAGTCTCCGGCACTTGATACACGCGGTGGTTTATGCTAACTTTTCTCATGCTACAGCTTGCTATTAATGGTGTCTTGTTTGTCTTTGCTGCTTTTGCTGGTGCCGTAGTAGTAACTGAATATGTTACTAATTACCACACCTTCTATCATACCAATCAAGTGAATGAATAAATCATTATTCTCAACATCATCGATAAATATCACAGCAAACACCATGATCATAAAACTGGCAAGCCCAACTAATCCGGTAACGGTCATCATCCAATCTTGACGGCCAGTTTTTGCCACTTCTATTTCACGATTGCGTGCGCTATTTCGGTCTTCTACTTCTAATCGGTATAGCTCAAGCTCAAATTCTTGCTCGCGTTGTCGCAATTCTATGAGCAATGGATCTGATAAATCTCTATCCTGATGATTCAAAAGCATTTCTTTGGTAGAAGCAATGGCACCAATGATGTTACCGCTTGCGGCTTGCATTCCAATCTGCAACAACTCTGGTCCTTTGTCCTTTAATTGCTCACCTGCTTTGGACAAAAATTGTCCAAACTTGGTGTCTTTTAGTGGCTTCTTTTCCATGTGTTTAGAAATTAACTCTATTCAACCAACCATTGAAAAACTTTTCTTGTGATCGATCATTCACGCAGATGTTGTAATATCTCATGAACTGTAAACCATTCAGCGTTTTTAGCAATGCGGCTTCTTTTACCTTATTGTTTGCCACTTCCAATGTTTTTGGTCCAATCTTACCATCCACTCGTAAATCTGGATAGTTCAATCCATTTCTGTTGAGCACATTCAAAGATTCTTGTAAATACTTTGCCGCAGTGCCTGCACCTTGATTTACTGCAGTATCAAAAAGCTCTATACAAACAGCTTTTGACTCTATAAAGTCAAGTGATAGTGGATTCCAAAACACGCGCTTGTAAAAATCAGCCGCATGAATCTTGAGCGTATGCAATTCGTCTTGCGTGAGTTCTCTTCCAGCTCGCTTGGCTTGATCAATAATTGCCCAACCAGACCATGTTGGATGAAATCTGCGTGCGATACCAAAGATGGTTTCACCACCTCTATCTGTCGAGTCATTCACATATCCACCTTCGTGAGCAAACATGTGATCAAAAGCCTCTTTGTAGTGTTCTTTCATGATTAAAATCCTATGGTTTTACCGGTTTGATTTGCGAGATCGTTGCGTGTCCAGGTGCTTGCATCATCAGCAGTGTAGTTTGTGAATGATGATGCATTAGCATTCAGGTATTTTTTGGCTTCATTGAGCCATTCATCTGCAGCAGATTGATGAAATGCGGCTTTAGCACTTACGTCTGCTCTGTCAGCTTGATACTTTTTGTCGATATGATCACCAGCCGTTTCAATTTGAATGATCGCCTGCGCATCAATTTTAACCAAATGAGATTTCATCAACCGCACTATTGATGCGTTGGCAATGTGTCGCTTTAAATAACCATTGAGCGTTACAAACTTTGGACTTGGTTCTGCCTTAGCCAATTCAGCTTTTATTTCAGCGATAAGCGCAGCACTCAAATAGTTTGTGAGCGTGATCCCCTCAATATATTCCATTTCGGTGCGCAAAAGCTTGAACGTTCTGCGGCTGTCATTGATATTGACCAGCTCGCTAAACTCACTAGCTGTTTTTATGAATAGCGAATGGTATTCAGTGTATGCTTTGCTATTTTCCCATTCAGGAAAAGCATCAATATTTAGTTCTAAATACGCATACAAGTTGTCAAGCAGCTCCAATGCTTGCTCCAAATAAGTTTGCGACAGCTCTTGGCGCTCAAAGTAAGTAAGCGGCTGCGTGCCTTCGATGGCTTTTGTGTGGATGTTGGTATTGCTTACAGCCGCAAATGCACGGTTTATGTAAAGTGAATACGCAAAATAAGCCAGTGCTTGCTGCGATAAGTACTTTGCATCTTCGTAATATACTTCACTGTAAAGCGAAAAAGAAGACGCAGAGCTGCTTAAGCTTGATTCATCATCTTGGTCATAAGCTTCGCATAGTTTGGTTAGCAGCGGTAAGCTCAGTGAGTTTTTCAGCCATTTATCTTGAGCCCGTTGTATATCGCTTTTAATGCTGTCATATTCTAAGCCACTCTGCAGGTTGCTTATGTGATCTTCTAGCTGGCTTTTATCTTCAATCAACAATTTCTTAAGTATCGCCATGGTTACATCATAGTTTGCTGACCAGTAGGGTTGCGGTCAAGTGTGGTTAATTGAACTTGTGGGAAACCAAATTGTATTTCAGGATCATAGCCATTGTAATCTCTCACAAATTCTAAGTCCTCAACAATCATATCATGGCTAAATTGGTGGCTATTTGAGTCAACCGTTTGCGCTTCTCTGATATCGCTACCGCTTCCAGCTCCCATTTGGGTGCCAACTGCACCATGGCCAATCTTAGCCGGGTTTACACCAATAGCTTTTAAAATTACATTGTTGGCGCTATCTAAATCAGCTATGTATAGGCTTGAACCATTGAAGTTATTGCTGATTTCTTCGATCTTAATGTATCGAATAAGCTCACCATTTTGACCCGCAATTGCAGGAATCATAATGCTTTTGGCTGCATTTTCGGCACCAGCAAGCACTTCATCTATCGTTTCAAGAAATGATTCGCGCTTTTTTTGCTTATCTTCTGGCTTCATCGAGCCCCATTCATCACCATACTTGGTTTGAAAATATTCCTCAGCTACGATGATGGCATACTTCACCGTCATCTGGTTATCCATTATTGCGTTCTTATACTTCGCAATATTGTTTGGCTGATCAATAGCCTTAGTTCTGATGATGGCATGCCAGTCTGCATCTTGGTAAGTATCTCTACCCAATGAATCAATGACACTAACTACAGCAAACTTTTGAAGCTTATTATCAGCTACCCATTTCTTTGCCATATCAACATCGCCCAAATAATCTTCTGGCAATACTGGTATAGCTTCTGCATTTTTATCATCACCATAATACTTAAGCGCTGGTGTATTTTGGCCCTTTCGGTATTCTGATGAATAAACTAACCATTTCGCACCAGTAGAATCATATCCAAAACGGCAGCAGTCCAAATCTTTAGCGCTGATAGTTGCAATTTTCGCTTTACTATCAACCACCATTTCAGTAACACGCATATCAAAATAGGCAATGTTTCTTATGGTTTTCTTAAGAAAACGCTTATAGTTATTGCGTTTAAGAAACTCATGAATCAGCTTATAGCTTGGCTCAGTTGGGTTTAAGAAATTGAACCCACGCTTTTGATCAGCATAATCTAATGTGTAAAGCATCAAGCCTTTGCCATACATATCTTCCATGCGCACCTTTAGTGCTCTCTTAGCAAGTGATGCAGTAGATAACTTTTCAAGCACTACTTGTGGCCAATTATTCTGAGTGGTCCACGCTGACATTTTCAATTTTAATGCAGGCGCTTTTTTTTCGCTAAGCTTAACAGATTCAGTGTAATCTCTTGGCTGCACATAAGTATTGGGCGTGCTATCCGTTTCTGCTTCCATCTTTACCACTGTTCTTGATTTTTCAAGGTGGTAGATGTTAGCATCTATATGAGTGATAATATGCGGTGGCACTGGATCACGTCTGTTTGTTGTCTTCTTTGCCATCAGTGTATAATATCGTATTCAACACCCTCAAATGAAAAGTGAGTAATCAGCCATATATTGATCTTTTTCAAATCGTTATGTGTTGCCATTTTGATATTGCGCGTAGCATTTTCAAAGTGGTTTGGCTTCCGCTTCACTTTTTCTTTTTCAAGCGTTAGTTTCTGTGATTTAGATGTTGGTAGTAATTCGTAAGGCAGTGTGCAATTATCATAAGCATATGTTGCCCCACCTCTACGCATGCGTCTATTAAACTTTACGCCTTTGATTCCAAATGAAACACGTGATTTATCACGGTTTACACCTTCCATCAATCTCAAGCAGTCAATCAATCGCATCGTTTGCATGATTCAAATTTCATTACACCATCTCAGCTATGAAAGGACACCATAAAAACGGTGTTTATACATCCAAAACGACACTTAAAACACTGTATATCAGTATCAATCAAAGTTTTAACTAAAATTTTGAGCGCGGCCAAATATTTTGACCGAAAACAAA